CTGACGAATTTGGCGTTACTTGCCAAATTGGTGCTGGCGCAAGTTTTGTTGGGATTCTGGATTCGCCAATGGAGCAGCTAGCAGGCGGCATGGCGCTGACGCGGGAGTATTTGCTTTATGCAAAGACATCTGATGTCAGCGCCACTGTCCGTGGGACCGCGATCACGGTTGACGGCACTTCTTACACGGTCAGGCAAAACCTGCCAATAGACGACGGATTGTTTAGCGAGCTGTTGTTGAGCAAGGTGTAGCCATGGCTGACACGCGCCGCGAACTGATCCTCGCAAGGCTTAAGACAAATCTGGACACCATCACAGGCGCAACGGTCTACAGAAGCCGCGTAGAGCCCCTGGCCCGTGGTGAGGTGCCTGCCGTAATTGTTGAGGCCGTCAGCGACCAGCCGGTTGATACAAACTTTTTTGACAAGCTTGACTGGACCTTGCGGGTCCGCATCAGCACCTTGGTTCGGGCGGCGATACCTGACGATGACTCTGACACCTACACGCAGCAGGTGCATCAAAAACTGATGGCTGATCAAACAGTCAATGGCTATGCCCTTGACCTGACGCCAGACCGGACAGACTTTGCGCTGTTTGAGGCAGACATACCCTTGGCAATCATCAGCCAGGATTTTCTTGTGCGCTATCGTACAAGCAGAACTTTGCTCACCAACGCCTAGTGCTATGGCTAAAATCGATAAAGAGGTGCCCACTCCGGGGGCAGGCGGCAGTTACTTGTTTGATCCTAAGACCGGAAGCCTTACACTGATCACAGAATCCCACACCCCTACTGACAATGGCACTGACTCGCAAGAAGTTCCTAGTAGCGAAGATTGAGAGCACCTACGGGACAGACTCAGTACCTGTTGGGGGCAGCAACGCGATTCAAGTCACCAACGTTGAAGTGACTCCGATTGAATCTGACAATGTGCAGGCTGCTGCATTTCAAGGTTTCATCGGCAATAGCACTCGCGGCACCTTAGTTGCCAACAAGCGCGTCAGTATTACTTTTGATGTAGAGCTTGCTGGCTCTGGCACCGCAGGAACAGCCCCAGCTTTTGGACCGCTTCTTAAGGCGTCAGGCTTGTCTGAGACTATTGTTTCAAGCACAAGCGTTACTTATGCTGGCGTCAGCAGCAGCTTCGACAGTGCCACTCTGTATTGTTTTTACGATGGCACTCGCCATAAAATTACAGGCGCTCGTGGCACTGTCAGCTTTAACATGACTGCCGGGCAGTTTGCCGTTGCTAGCTTCCAATTCATTGGTATTTATAACGCTCCTGATGACACCGCTCTGAGCGGCAGCTTCACTGTTGCCAACCAAGCTGCTGCTATTGAGGTCAATGACACCAACGTGACAACCGCAACCTTCCACGGGGTCAGTGCTAGCCGTATTGAATCTTTTGATCTGGCCTTAAACAACGAACTGCTTTACAAAGAAACAACTTCCAACCAAGAGGTATTGATCACAAACCGTGCCCCTGGTGGCACTGCTGTGATTGAAGCACCTGCAATTGGCACAACCGATTTCTTTGCGAAAGCCGTTGCATCGGCCACTGGCAGTACCAGCCTTGTGCTTAGCGGAGGCAGTGGTAACATTGTCACTGTCAACGCGCCGCAAACCGACATCACTGGTTGTACCTACGGCGACACCAATGGGGTCGTTTCGTTGTCAATGCCGTATTTGGCTTTGCCAACTACTGCTGGAAACAACGAGCTTTCGGTGGTCTTTACCTGATTTTTATGGCCTTTGTCCTAAAGAAAACCGCGACTTACAAGTGGCCGATCAAGGTAGAGATACCTGTTGACGGCGGCAAGTTTGAAACTCAAACGTTTGACGCGGTATTCAAAAAGATGAGCCGCAGCGCCTTCAACAAAACAGTTGATGAAGGCGACGATGCCTTGATTGATGCCATCCTGCAAGGGTGGGATGGAATCAAGGACGAGGACGGCAAGGACATTCCTTTTACGGAGAAAGCTAAAAAGGAAATCTGCGACGATCATGCTGTTGTTAAAGCTTTGGTTTCGGCATATGCTGAAAGCATTGTTGGAGCACCAGCAAAAAACTAAAAGACGCCGCTGAGCATTGGGCAACAGGCGGTGTTATCGACGAGCGGGAATCTGACCTCAAGGGCCTTGGTATAAGTCCTGAGCAGATTGCCGCTGTTTCCTTAAAGCCCCTTGAGAACAATGTTGAGGTGTGGGAAGAGAACTGGGATATTGTGATGATGTTCCTACGGCTTTGCACCCAATGGAACGTTGGCATGAACGGGGCTACTGGGCTCCACTACCCAAGCTTGGAATGGTTGTGTAAGCTGTATGCAGTAGCAGATCCTGTCGCCATGTTTGAAGGCGTACAGGTCATGGAGCTAGCAGCACTAGCCGTCATGAACCGGAAAAGCAAATGAGCATCGCCACCGAGATCCGGCTCCGCATTAAAGCCGAGGGTGAAGCTGTATTGAAAGGTCTTGGCGACAATCTGAACAAGATTGCTGCAAACGCAACCGCTAGCTCACAGAAATTTAGTGTCTTGGCTGGTGAGTTAAGAAAAGTAGAGGCAACAACTGGCCGCAGCACAACGTTGCTTAAGCAATACGCTGCTTCTTGGCGAGAGCTTGCGGGAGCTGTTGATATTGCAAGCAAGGAGTTCAAAGAGGCTACCGCTGAGGCGGCTCGACTTGATGCGCAAATTGCCAAAGCTGAAGGCAGACAAGGCAAGCAAGGCAGCCGCCTTAAGACTGGCGCTCAAGTGGCTGGCACTGCTGTAGCGGCTGGCATCTTTGGCGGCCCTGAGGCTGCTATTGGAGCTGTCGCTGGAGGCATTGCAGGAGGCTTACCAGGGGCGCAGGTTGGCGCAGCCGCTGGCGCGACCGTATCGCAATTACGTCAAGCTCTAGCGGCAACCGCTGCGTATGAAGCGGAAATCAAAAAGCTTGAAATCGCCTTGAAAGGCGTTACAGCAAATCAAATTGAATACAATGATGCGCTGAAATTCATTAAAACGTCTACCGATAACTATGCGGTTACGCAAGACATCCTTACAAGGCAATTTACGAAGCTCCAAGCCTCAGTGCAAGGGTCAGGTGGAAGCCTGCAAGATACAAAGGTTGTCTTTGATGGCATTGTTTCTGCTGTTCGCGCCACTGGCGGCTCGTTGCAGGATGTTGATTCTGCACTTACGGCAACAGCACAGGTCTTCAGTAAAGGCAAGGTTTCGGCTGAAGAGTTAAGGCAGCAGATTGGCGAGCGACTGCCTGGCGCGTTCACCTTGTTTGCGAAGTCAATGAATATGACGCCGCAAGAACTTGACAAGGCGCTTGAGGACGGCAAGGTTAGCTTGCAAGACTTTATGGTGTTTGCAAAAGATTTGTTTGATAGGTATGGAGAAAATGCAAAGACTATCGCTGATAGCCCAGCTGCTGCTGGGGACCGCTTACAGATTGCGCTGAGCAACTTAAGCAAAAGCATAGGCGTATTGTTGCAGCCAATTGGGGCAGCTTTTCAGGATACATTTACGTCTATTGCAGAAAATATTACCCGCGCTACTAACGCTTTGAACAAATTTTTTGGTATTAGCGGCGAGGCATTATTAGAGAAAAACACACTACTAATACAAGCGCAAACCAAGGTCATACAACTAAACAGAGCCGAGCTTGCAAGAATACGAGAGCGCCAAGGGCCAATTACAGTACAAAGGGAAAGTAGAGGGAGTACGGACATTGCGGCAGGCCTCGATTCGATTCGCATAAGAACGCTTCAAACCAACATAGACAATGCAGAGAAACAAATTGATAAGCTGCGAGCGCAAATAAATGATTCTCAGCGAAATCTCCTTGTTCAGCCAAGCGCAGACGGCAAAGGCCTGCCTGGCATTGACCGTGGCGCAGGCCCAAAACCGAAAGCCCCGAAGGCCCCTAGCCGCTCCATGGCTGACGCGATGACCGACCTTGCAAGCAGGAAATTAGAAGTAGACCTTTCTGCGCAAGCAGCGCAATTGCAAATTGACATTACTGCGGCAAAGAAAGAAGGCCGTGATTATATGGTTGACATTCTAAATAGCGCAAGCGGTTTTCAAGTTATAGACATTAAATTAAAAGCACTAGAGGAGGACAGGCTCAAGATCTTGCAAAATCAAAGCAAATGGGAGAAAGAGGGAGTAAAATCCGGTCAAATTAAAGCCAAGCTTGCCGGCATTTTGGCACAAGAGGCATCACTTCGCAATCAGCGGCTAGAAGAAGAACAAAAACTAACCCAAGCTAATATAGATAAAGAAAAGGAACGCAAAAAGCAAGAAGAGGAACGCAAACAGCTTGCGCTTCAGGCTGCTCAGCAAATTCAAGACGTACTTATAGCTTCTGGCGCAATTTCCAAAGAAGAAGCCGCCAAGATACAGCTTGACCGCACTGTTGCTAATTTTAAGGAGCAATTCAAGTCCTTAGTAGACGTAGACGCCTTAAGCGAGCAATTGCGCAAGGCTTTAGAGCAAGCAGCTATTGACGCCAAAGACTTCGGCAAGCAATTTGCCAAGTCATTTCAAGATGGCATCAAATCAATGGGCGACCTAGCTGGCAACCTAGGCTCCTCCTTCTCATCAGCATTCCAAGGAATGGCCGATCAGCTAACTGAGTTTGTTACGACAGGCAAGGCTAACTTCAGAGACTTTGCTGCGTCCGTGCTAAAAGATATATCTAGAATGATAATTAGATATGCACTGTTCCAAGCAATGCAGGGCATTTTTAGTTCTATTGGTGGTTTCTTTAGTCGAGGCAACCTAGGCAGCTCTGCTGACAACGTGGCCAAGTACGCCCCGCTAGCCAAAGGCGGTGTTTTTGCCCAAAACGGCATCAAAGCCTTCGCTCGTGGCGGCATCGTCAACAAGGCCACCGTATTTCCCTTCGCCAATGGCATCGGCCTTATGGGTGAAGCTGGTCCTGAGGCCATCATGCCCCTGCGCCGTGGCCGCGACGGAAACCTAGGCGTGATGAGCAGCGGCGGCGGCGGCACCACCAACGTGGTTGTCAATGTGGACGCATCGGGCAGCAGCGTAGAAGGCGATCAGCAGCAAGCCAAGGCACTTGGTAATGCCATTAGTGCCGCAGTACAATCGGAGCTGGTGAAGCAAAAGCGTCCCGGAGGCTTGCTTGCATAATGGCCACCTTTGATGACGCCACCGTAGGAACCAGCGCCGGGGGCACTACGCCTGACTTCAGGGCATCAAAGAAAAGTGAGCCTGTGGTTCGCACCGTACAGTTTGGTGACGGCTATCAGCAAAGATTGACCTTTGGCCTAAACCAGAATCCCAAGGAATGGGACTTAACTTGGACCGCTAAGACAACAGCAGACGCTGATGCCATCGAGGCGTTTTTTGATGCACGGGGCGGGCAAGAGTCTTTTGACTGGGCGCCGCTTGATGATGCAACTATATACAAGTGGGTAGTCGCAAGCTGGACACGCACCTTTGATTACGCCAACATCAGCACAATCAACGCCACCTTCCGGCAGGTCTTTGAACCATAATGGCATACAGCGCGTGGCTAGCTAGTAACGCATATACCGTTGGGCAGATTGTTAGTGCCACAACGGCTCAAGCGTCTGGCTTGGTGTTTCGCTGCTCTGTTGCTGGCACCAGTGCTGCCACTGAACCAGCTTGGCCTACAGATATTGGTAGCACGATTGTTGATGGTGGAGTTACATGGGCAGCAATTAGCAGTGTCTACGAAGAGCTATCAGTTCTGGCACCTAATGCCATTATCGAGCTATTTCAGTTGCAGCTAGTTGCTGCGCTGCATGGCACTAGCGACATTTATTACTTCCACGCTGGTGTTAACGCAGCAGTAAGCGGCGACATTGTTTTTGACGGTGATACTTATGTGCGATTGCCGATAAAAGCAGAAGGTTTTGAATACAGCAACACAGGCACGTTGCCACGGCCAACGCTGACGGTGGCGAACCTCGGGGGCGAAATCAGTGCCTTGCTGCTGCTTGCCAATGCATTCACTCCAGGCAATGATCTAGGCGGCGCTGTCATCACCCGCATCCGCACGTTAAAAAAATACCTAGATGGAGAAGCTGCCGCTGACCCAAACGCCCGTTTTCCCGCTGAGATCTGGTATATCGACCGCAAGTCAGGAGAAACCCGTGATGTTGTGCAGTGGGAGCTGGCCAGTAAGTTTGACCTAGCTGGAACGCTGATGCCAAAGCGGCAACTGATCGCTAATATCTGCCAGTGGGAATACCGCTCAGCAGAGTGCAGCTATACCGGCAGCAATTACTTTGACATAAACAATAATGTGGTTGCAACACTTGCAGCAGATCGTTGCGGCAAGCGGCTTAGCAGTTGCAAGCTACGATTTGGCGATACAAGTCCATTGCCTTTCGGCAGTTTCCCTGGTGCCGGGCTGACGCAATGAATTTAACTGACAAGCTCAAAGCTGAGATTATGTCGCACGCTAAGGCGGAAGATCCCCGCGAGTGTTGCGGCTTAATTGCAGTTGTGAAAGGCCGCAAACGATATTTTCCTTGCGTCAATCAAGCTGCTACACCAGATGAACATTTTGTGCTTGATCCAGCAGATTATGTCAGCGTCGAGGATCGTGGCGAAATCGTAGCGGTGGTTCACAGTCATCCCATAACACCGCCGCAGCCATCAGTAGCCGATCAGGTTAGCTGCAACGCAACTGGCCTGCCGTGGGTAATCGTCAACCCTAAAACCGAAGCATGGGGTGGCTGCACCCCAAAGGATTTTGAGTTGCCGTATGTCGGACGCGAGTTTGCGTTCGGCGTAGTGGATTGCTACGCGCTGGTGCGTGACTGGTATCGGCGTGAGTTTGGTTTGGTGTTGGCCGACTTCGCCAGGCGTGACCGCTTCTGGGAGCGAGGTGAAAACTTGTACCTAGACAGCTACAAAAGTCAAGGATTCCATAAGGTGCCATTTGATGAGCTGCAATACGGCGATGCGTTGCTAATGCACCTTGACGCGAGCTTGCCTAATCATGCTGCCATCTACGTCGGCGACCAGCAGATCCTGCATCACGTTCAAGGACGGCTGTCTAGCCGTGATGTGCTCGGCGGTTATTATGTGAAAAATACGGCGATGGTCGTGAGGCATGAAAGTCGTTAAGGTCTACGGCCCACTGCGTAAGTACCTTGGGCAGTGCCGTTTTGAATTTGTAGCGGACACTCCAGCGCAAGCCATGAAGGCATTGTGCATAAACTTTCCTGGTTTGGCGCAGTGGCTGCTGGATCGTGAGGCAGAGGGTATGGCATTTCGTGTCACCCGTGGCCGCGACAGGATC